ATGCCGATGGCAGTGTCGTAGGCCTGGGAAGTACCGGCGATGGTTGCAGTTGCCTGCTGGGTCGGCATGTTGGTGGACTCGAAGAAACGGACTCCTTCGAACACGAAGCCGGTGGGCATGATGGGCTCGCCAGCCACGAAGGTGGCTTGACCGAAGCCCTGACCCATGTACAGCGCAGCGTTGGGCTGCATGCCGGACATGAGGGGGTTGATTTGACCGTTGCCAGGGTAACGAGCAACTTCGCGGAAGTCGCTGTTCTGACGCAGGTGCATCAGGAAGGTGGGATCGCAAACGCAGCGATAGAAACCATCCTGGAAGGTGGGGGTGTTCCGCTTACGCAGGGACTTGACCACGCGGAGGAGGTCGTCCTTGACGTCGAACTTAGCTTGCTCGGCGTTGGTGTAAGTCAGAGCACCGGTAGCCAGATCGCCGGGGAAGTAGTAACCACCCTGGGAATCAGAGGCTTGACCCTTGGAGACAGCTTTCAGGAGTTCGTTGATGAACACCCGATCGCGCCACCGACGGTAGTCATCCAGCAGAGTCAGGCTGCCGATGGACTGGTGGAAGGTGGTGAGGTTGCCGGTGTCCAGCAGAAGACGCTGGGCAGTGATCAGAGTCTCGCGAGCGATCTTAAAGGTGCTCGGCTGAGTCGGATCAGACGGGTCGGCAGGTCCGGTGTACTCCTTAAGAGTAACCAGAACCTTATCTTTCACGATATTGCGGCTGTTAGCAGTACCGATGGTCTGCTCAGCGGTGCGCTCGCGAGATTCCTTGGAGCCGGGGTTACCGAAGAAGCGGTAACGATCCAGTTGTACAGTCTGGCCGGGCTGTTTCGAAAAATCGTGAACAACCACAGGCTCCGCAGCCATCTCAACGATGTATGCGGGGTGCGGACGGTACAGTTCAGCACCAAGAATCTTCGGAAAATCATTATCGATGAACATCGATAATATCCAGAAGAAACTACAAAGGTAATCTTAAAGCATCAGCAGAGCTATAAACCTAAGATTGTCGCGTGCTTAGAGGTTAAATTTTAGTGCCGGGGCTAAAAGTTCTCACCATATTGCGTACACCTTCACCAAGCACACCATATATTGAGCCGTAATTTGGAACGTAACGCGTGGATTTACCTCTATAACTAAATCTTGTTACAGCGCTCATCTGACCTGGCACCGAGCTCCGGACAGCCTCAGCGTATGTACGGCAGTAGGCGGGGTAGTTGTACTCCCACGCTGCTCTAGATCCGGATGTGTCGTTTGTGGGGTTAGTAAGAATAGGTGTTCTAACCCTCTCAAAAGAGCCGGGACCTCCCGTGATCCCTCCTTCTATGCTGCTGTTGCTAGAGGGAGTTTGAAACGGAGCGTAATTTTGATTGTCGGGAACTGAAGCACCGAACCAGGTGTACGCTCCAAAATTCCTCAGACCAGGTTGAGGACCTAGCGCCGTCTGGACGTTGCTGTTTGCTGTGTGGTAGAGACCTTGAGCTCTGAAGCCCAAGTAGCTATCCAGCAAACCAGAAGCGTGTGGGTTGCTATTTGAATAATCTGTCCAATAACCCGAGACAGCTGGGGGGACTGCTCTCCATTCCGTATTTAGATAACCACTACTGTTCGGGGGACCCACTGGGATTCGACCGAAGTCAGCCCCTTGAAGATCCACCCCTACCCAAGTTTGTTGTACGCCACTAGGAGGTACATAACCGCTAGAAACTACTAGGTAAGTGTTGGTCAGATTTAAATCACTACCCGTCCTTTGCGGACCCGATTGAATCGGGTGATATAAATTCTTGTCGTATTTCCAATTAGTTTGTGGAGTGTAGACCATCGCTTTATTCCCGATGAGTCTATTTTAATGCCCTAAAATTTATAAAGATTAGAAGGGCCGATGCAGCTACCGTCTGGAGAAGCCTTTTCGATGTTCATCGAAGACCCTGAAATCTGTGTAGCTTCTTCCTCAGGATCCATTACTGATATTCTTGCGCACCCTCAAAGAGTTAAAAGATTTATCCCCTACGTAGTTAAGACGGTACTAGCTGGTTATCTGCTGGCGACTTTTGTGAGCCCAGCTGTAGCTGAGAAATTTAAGCTCACAAAAAAAGAGGCATTAGCTGCCTCCTTTGTCTGCGGTTATGCAGGAGTACGTCTCCTCAACAGTTTAGAAAAACTGGCAGAGGAAGAAATTAAAAAAAGAATTTCAGGTCGAGCTCACTCGATCACCACGGACTCATCGAACGACGAGCTCTCCTGAGTGTCTTGTACAGGTTCCTGCACAGGTTGCTCGGAAGCAGGGGCTTTGGGCGCCTCGACAGGAGCCTTTCGACGAACATCACCTAAAGCTCGCATAGTCTCTTAGTTGCTTCTAAAAGACTAGCAATAAAAAACCCTCCCGAAGGAGGGTCGGAGCGATATCCCAGTGAAAGTCTATCAGGCAGCGTCCATGAAGAGGAGCTTGCTACGCAGAGCCTCGGGACCCATGGAGCTCAGATAACGCCAGGCGTTCTCGGGGCTGCGGTTCATCACGTCGCTGAACTGCTCCCACTGACCCTGAGGAGCAACACCCTGCTGAGTTCCGCCAGCATTAGCGGGAGGAGCAGGCATGTCGTAGTTCTGCTGATAAGCCTGTTGCTGAGGAGAAGCAGCTGCAGGAGTATCAATGTCCACGGGGACAACCTCGGTGAAGAAACGATCAGTGTAATCGGCCAAGGTGTCAGGATTAGTCAGGATGGTCTGCATAGCGTTATGCCGACCGCCCAGATCATCCATCGCGGTGGCTTGCTGAATCAGCATGTCCTCGAGAGCACATGCGTACTGATTCAGGATGCCGGGAGCCTCGATACCGAAGTGATCAACGACGGCGCGAGTTGCGTCGCTGATTTGACTGACGTCGCTCGTCTGGGCCGTAGAAGCCTGAGAGGAAGCTTGGGTCTGTGAGGCGTTGGTAAACGAGGTCGGCGCTGCCTGCTGCGCCTGGTAAGCCCAGGGTTGGGCCTGTAAATTCAGCTCGGTCTGTTGAGTACCCTGAGTTCCAGCCGTCTGGGAGGGATACTGTGGTGCCTGGCTGAGGGATTGAGAGTTGACCTGCTGCAGCACCCGCTCCAGCGAACCCATCGCTGCTTCCCAAGGATTGCTGCTCGGGGAGGAGTTGAACGTTGACGGGCTGGACTGGTTGCTGATAGAAGGGTCCGTAGCCGGTGCCACCTGCGACGGCGGTTGGGCTGTAGGAACCGAAGCTACCGCCGGGGTAGCTGTTTGCGCCACCCATTGCGGGAAGGCGGTTGAGCCCTGGTCCGAGGTTACCGCCGGGGCTGCCGCCGGGGAGACCGGGCTCGGGGTCGAAGCTTGGATCTGCTGGCTCATAGCTACCCGAGTAGGTTAATTCTTCCGCTAGGTGGTCAAACGTCCTATAAAGGAGCGGAGTGATATTCAGTCTAGGATCTGCCGCAAGCGGTTGGTTAGGCGCAAGCGGATGTGGAGACTGCAACATCTGGGATAATAATACCAGAAATTGTTGCATCGCAGATTGAGTTTGTTGGATCATGCGGAAGGGGAAACCCTTCAGCATTTCCGCTATCTCAGAATCAGTTTTATCGGGGAAAAGATATTTCATGGCCTCTAGGCTGTCTACACCTAGTTCCTGCATGTTGCGGACGACCATGGATTTCTGAAGTACGTCATAAGAGGTATCTTCATAAACATCACCCTGATATCGATAGGAAACCTCTCGGTCTCCGTCTTCAGGTAAACCGACAACGCCACGTGGGACTTTGTTCTCGGCTACTGCTTTTTTAATTTCTTCGTCGAGTTTGCTTTCGAACTTAAGGACAGCTCGCTTGTACTTCTCGATTGACTCAGGAGTCTCTTCTTTAGGTGGGTTAGGTTCCTTCATTCCGGAAGCCAAAATGAAAGATTCTCTGAAGATAGTTTCCTGGTGATAGATCATCATCTCCAGGAGACGATTAAACCCATAGGTCAGGAAGCTTTTGTTCTTCCGCATGGCCGTGGCCTGAGCACGACCCATCAACCCTTTAATCTCCGTGGCAGTTGCGCCTGCGGAGATCGATATTTCGTCTACCCCGCCAAGGGCGGTGCGAATCTCCTCCCGAAGGAGAAGGGTATAACGGTTCATATCCCCGTTAACCGGGTCAGGCGTCATATAGCCCACACGGTCAGAGGGCTCCACGTTCGCGATAATCCGGGGAACGCGAAGACCCGAGCCCATCCCTCCACCAAAGGGCTCACTGACCCGAGTGGAAGGGCTGTCTACACCAGCAAAGCCACTCTGGCTGCTGATCGTGGGCCTGAAGGACGACTGAGTATCGTTAGCTTCGACCAGATCACTACGTGGACGAGAGCTAATCAGAGTCGGGTTACCAAAGAACTCAATGTTCTTGGCAATATTCCGAGTGAGTTGATCATGAAGCACAATCTGCTCCATGAAGGGATCAAACTCACCCTCCCCCTCAGTTCCGCTGGCGTTCGGTTTGTTTAGAACCTCTACAGCAGGTATAAAACCAAGCGTGTTTGGTCGTTTCTTAGCAGGAGTTAGAACAGCACCTGGTTCAAGATCAAAACTAAGCTCGGTATCAGTCTCTACTTCACTAATCTCATCTGCTGTGATCGACAGACGAACGTAGCGCTTGTTCTGACCGTAGCTGTTGCTAGGTAAACCTAAGTTTGCGTTCTTTACCTTGTAACTGTAAATGATGATGACTTCTTCAACATCACCATTTACGTCATGGTACACACGGTACTGATTCTTATTGAAGAAGTAGATCTGATACTTCAGCTTCGGATCAGGCCTGAAGTAAAAGAGTCCGCAACCGTCAATAAGAAAGTTACGAATGATCGAAGGAAAACGAATATCAAGCTTATTAAGCTTAATAACGTCCTCTAAAAAGCGTGTACGACTTCTATAAGTGTCTTGGTCACAATAAAACGTCAGACCCTTCTTCATCATGAGAAGAGTCATCTGCTGCAAGTGGCTCAGCACAACCATCGTTGCCGATTGATTGCTCCGATCCTGAGTGCGCGAAGCTTCCAGAATCTCGTTGAACCTATTTCTGCTTTCGGTCGAGGCGGAAGGCATTCACTGCTGCGGGCTAAAAACCCGAAATAAAATTACTTAGAGGACTTCATCTCTTTGTGCTTACGGGATTTATCCCGAGCACGCATGCGTTTCTCAGAATTACCACGCAGCTCTTCGCCGCTGGGAGCCTTAGTCTCTTCCTGCTTTTCCTTAAAACGCGCTAAGACTTCAGATGGCATTTTATCGGACATCGGGCAACAGATAATTCTTTACTCTCTCCAGTTTAACCAGTTCTTTCGGGAGATTTTCAACAGGGTACGAAGTCAGTAAATGATCTTCCCGACCGAGCATATCGGTGTTGCCTTCTTCGGGTTCGAACTCGTCACACAGCTTCTGAACCTCAGGGCGATCCCAGATGTAATACTCGGCGATCGACCTTAGCTTCAGCTTCCGCTTGTCGGAATCGCCCATCCAAGAGAAATGCCAACCAGCGTCACGATCCCCGAAGTACCTGTTTGCCTGCGTGGCACGCATGGAGGACAAAGTTCCGAAATCCTTGAGCTTGCCCACGGTGCTGACGACCCCGCAACGCCAGTCAAAAAGCTCACCCTCAGGAGAAACAAGCTGACGATCGGCACGTCCGTAATGCATAGACATACTTAAACGCACAACATTCTCTTTCTCCTCCTCGACAACCTCCAGAAGCTCTTGAAACTTCTCTGGGTTAGCAATCTCGTCGCAGTCAGAACAAATAAAGACTGTGTCGTCAGGCATCATATGCAGCCCGACTCCCAAAGCATCGCGCTGACCACGTTCGCGGATCCAGGGATCAGGGGCTTCCTCGATGGTGGGGAGCTCCACGTGAAGAACCTGAATTTTTTCCTCAGGAAGACCGAGTTCCCGAATGGTCTCTAAGCAAGTGAATTCCTTATCTTCGCCTCTATGAGTACGGTTGGCGTCTGTGATCAAAAAACCGTCGACGTGATCTTCAAGCGTGCGGATACGCAGCTCAAGAATCTCACGTTCGTTGAAGTAAGGAAAACAATCTATGAGCATGCGAACCAGAAGACTCTGGCAGCATATTAACTCACTCTCGTGATTTTATGTATTCGGCAACCCGACGCTTAGCCCGTGCCAAAACATTTCCACGGTCATCACCCATATCGACAGGAGTACCATTGGGTACACCGTCAGAATACTCAGTAGGAGGAATCGGCGCTTGAGGCGTCGGCTCACCGATAAGGCTGTACGCCTCCTGCTCCTCCGAGTCCGCAAACGCCTCATCGGAGTACATATCCGCACGTCGTTGCCGCTCAGACGCATCAATCTGTTTACGGTACGCCTGAGAGAAGTCAGTAGCGGCATTCAGATAAGGGTTCATTAGAACAGTACAGCTGCGGAACTAACGGTGCCACCACTAATGGCTGTGCAAGCCAAGTTAACCAAAGACGGCGCGGTGGCCGAGAACTGAACATACTGACCAGGACCGTCAGAGAGTTCCAGATAAACTGTGCTGCTGGAGGTGGCGTTCAGGTAGACGCCACGGCAAGTCGGAAAACGGACTTCGCCGTCAGACGGTTGCCAAGAAATTCCGCTTCCGTAAGGGAGCACAGAAGTCTGCCCAAAGACAGAACCAAAAGCGCGAATATCCATAGTAAAAGAGCTCCAATTTAAGTTTAACTCTCCTCCTCAGAAATTTCGATTAATTTCTGGAGATACCACGCGCATTTCTTGAGATCCTCAACACCATTTTTAAAGTCTGTACGCCAAAGGTATTTCAAACAGGCTCCCTTACAGTAAGCGCGTAAGCCTTCCTTACCTAAGGCGGCTTCCATAGCATCAATGCACTCAATACTGCCCTGCGTGTAGTGCATAGGGTGGTTCACATTATCGTCAAACGACATTGTCTTGCGTGGCGTTAGGTCATCAATCTCGTTAAAGATAAAACGGTCTTCCTCAAAAAGCATCAGACTGCAAGAAACTCAGAAATATCTAGCAAAATTTCGCCTTTTGCGCTGAGCTCTTTGCTGTACTTGTTGTCTAAATGCTCGACCAGACCGCAGGGGGCGATCTGCACACGACCTTCGCATCGAACTAGAGGCACGACCCGTCGATGCTCCTGCTTAGGTGCGAGGTTCTCAAAAATTGTCCCCATCGTGCTCCGATCGGCAATTGGCCAGCACCTGTGCTTAGTTAAAGAAAAGCTTTTAGTGGGATCGCAACTATCTGACTTTATGTACTCTTCAGCCATCTGTTGGTCAAGAATCATCATTCCGGTATACGGATTTCCGAGAGACGCGAAACCTATAAATTCAGACCCAGGCGTTAAGTAGGTTTTGACCTCGAAGGGACGGTCGCCCCAAACACTGGGAGTGGGCTTACTTAAATTCCACTTCCAATGGTTATCGAAAGGTACGAACTTATCCTCGAACCGCTCAAACCGACAGAAACCAGGCTCCAGGTTCAGACTCTTCAAACGGTCTTTCCAGTTGTACCAATAAACAAAGTTCTCGCTAGATAAAAGCATATCGTTCTCACTATAAATATAGAAGTCATACGCTCTAGCCTCTACAGCTTTTTTAAGAAGATCCTTATGACTCCATGTAAGATAAAAACCAGTGTATACTTCCGGAGCTATAATAACGTTTAAACTTAGACCCTTCACGTTTGCTTCTAAGAGCTCAAGAAGGGGACCCTCGTCTTCACGGTGCTCATAATCAATAAAAATAAAGACCTCCTTTCGACCGGGAAGCTCCCCGTACCCACGAAGAACCGCGAGAAGAGGATCAAAACGATTTAAAGGGTTATGGGCTGTGATGGCTATAAAGTACTTAGAAGAGTACAGCAGTGCGTTAGAACAAGAGGAGATGTCCATTATCAATACTCCATCTCGAAATTACCGCGACGCTGCAGATAGGTAATTACCCAGGTATACGCATCGAGTAGGTCATCGTGGGAGGTCGCACCGATATTTATTAACTGATCGAAGAGAGCATCAAACTTACGGAAACGATTAAACGTCACCTTTTTATTTTCTAATAAGCCAAGGGTACCTCTGAAGCGAGCGATCTTATCGCCACGGAAACCCTTCGCTTCGTGGATATGAATGTTCCCCAAACCTCTCTCACTCAATAAAATCCGCCTCAAGTCCGCCGCTAAAGAAGCTTGATAAGCAACTGATTCGACAACAAGAGTGCATGTGGAGTACGTGGGGAAGTATTCGCCCTCACTGTTTTCCTGTAGGATTCCCCACTCGACGAGCATTTTGCAGAGTAGATCGATTTTTTCCAGGTTTCCGATCGATCTAACCTGGTGAGCATCGATAACGTAGTACTTGTCTTTGAGACGACCGGCTAGGACAAAAGCGGTATAGTCCGACGTTTCGTTCTTACTAGCCGAAAGATCAATACCTACGGCGAGACTGTCGAACTCGGTAACGACGTCACCTTTAATCAGAAGATCCGGAGACAAGACCAAGTCGGAAGTCATCACCGGCTGTTGCTGATACTGGAAGGCAAAAGCAACTGGATCGAGTTCTTTCTGTCCTTGTAGATAGTCAACACTCCACTGTTCCGGCCAATAACTCTCGGGGTCACCTTTATCGTCGTAAGTTAAAGCCTCTTGCGTTACCTGCTTCCACCCCTTCTGAGGCACGAACATCGTCTTGTGGATATCAAGTGGGTGGAATCGAGTCCCAAGACAGATAGCTCTCCCTCCTTCAAAAATAATGGGAGCGATAACTGAACTCCAGTTGTTGTTCATCTCCTCCCTAATGGTTGGGTTCTTGATGTCGGTGCTCGACTTAATAGGGTCATCGACGATCACAAGGTGGGCACGCTTAGACGTAATCGAACCTCTCAGCCCAGCAGCACGAAGGGTAAATTCTTCGTCGCCCACACGGCTGATCCCTGCGTAGTCAAAGTCAATACTCCAGCCGATGTCCGACTGCATACCAGAGCGGAGCTGGACTTTCGGAAAAATCTTTTTATAAGAAGACGAGTCGATAATTTGTTTGATGATTCGACTCTTGGGGATTGCCGTCGCGATGTTGTAGGAACAGTAGATAATCTGTAGAGGCAGACCAGCTGTCGTATGCCGCCCAATGATCCAGGCGGTGAACATGTTGAGCACCGTGGACTTTGCACTACCTCGAGGTGCAAGGATATCAAGATTAGGCCCAGCAATGTCTATTAAGTATCTATTGCTCTCGCCAGTCACTAAATGCTGATGCCACTCCAGCATATGCTTTGCCGGAGCCTTATCCATAACAGTACAGAAAGTAGGGAAGTCATCTGCTGCTCTAGAAAATATCGAACTTAGCTCTTGTACGTCGGAATCCACAGCCTTAGCTGCGCGTAACTTGAGCGCACGACGGTAAGCAAATGATTCTCTACTCGGCATGCGATTTAAAACAATGTCTGTATACTAATAGCCAGATTCTACCGCTAAATGGCAAAGATTCTCTGGTACGGGGACATCCTCTCGAATACTGGATTTGCTCGTGTAACACACAGTATTCTGGAGCACCTCGCAAAAAATAATGAGATCGTTGCGTTTGGTATTAACTACAGTGGTGACCCTCATGATCTACCCTTTAAGGTCTACCCAGCTGGAGCCCTGAATCCGAGCGACCGTTTTGGGATCGGGCGACTACCTCAAGTCGTAGAGGAAGAGAAACCGGATTTCATTATCTGCTTAAACGATATCTGGATCGTAAACCAAGTCTGGGAGCGCATTCATTTACTGAAAGCACAGCATAAGTTTAAGTTCATAGCTTACTTCCCAATTGACTCTGAGTGGTATATCGAGAGCCACTTGCGCTACATCAAGGACTGGGATTTCGCGATCACATTCACGATCGAACAAGCCCAGCGCTTGATCAGGCAAGGTGTCGAGCCCAAACTGCTTGGCGTAATTCCCCACGGTTTAGATACCTCAAAATTCTTCCCGATGGAACGGGATGAAGCGCGTAGACAGCTCGGATTACCTCTAGATAAGTTCATCGTTCTTAATGCAAATAGAAACCAGCCTCGTAAGCAGATCGATCTAACCATCAAGGCCTTCGCGCAATTCGCGAAGGATAAGGAAGACGCGATGCTTTACCTCCATATGAGCGAAAAGGATCTCGGTTGGGACGTCCGAGCGCTGTTTGAGGCAGAGATGAAGAAACAGGGTCTTGACTCGAATGGCCGATTAATCATGACGTCAAACAACATCAACTATATGGATGCTCCACCCGACGAGCTGCTAAACAAAATCTATAACGCAAGTGACGTTGGAATTAATACAGCAAATGGAGAAGGCTGGGGATTAGTACCCTTTGAGCATGCTTCATGCAAACGCCCCTTGGTTCTCCCAGACCACACGTCGTTTGCTGATATCTGGCGGAACAAAACCCCACTAGCGCGTGTCGCAGCCTGGATTTACGACAAAGATCTCGGTTTGGAGCGAGGCATCGTGGACACGAATCACGCAGCGGAGCTTCTTACCGAACTCTATGAAGACGAAACGTACCGCAAGCACACCGCTGAGTCTTGCTATGAGGTGACGAAAAACCCCTCGTATCGCTGGGACAAAATCTCTGAAGGTTTTCAGACAGCCATGGAGGAGCTGAGCAAATGAGTCTTCAATTTCATCGCTACCGCACGTACCACGAGCGTGCCGTCCGCAAAGTCCATCTCCCGACAAAGTCTGGATTTCCTTCTGTCTACGTACAAGCTCAGGAAATCGGCGGCGAATTCACTCGCATACTTTATGGTCTCCCACCGACCTCAGTAGCTAACTTCAGCCCCTGCATTCTTAAGCACAAGGGGTCGACCCTTATCGCGTGGCGATCTCAGCCGGAGCCCTTCGTGTTCAGGCACGACATGAAGTACTTCTACTACAACAACACCCCTACTGATATTTATGTAGGGGAGATGATCAATGACGAGACGATCGTTGCAGGACAAAAGCTCAGGGAATCAAAGCACAGACTCAGCTATGAAGACCCCCGGATTTTTATCTCTCCCGACGACAGCCTTCACTGTCAGTTTGTAACGAGTAGCTACGCCACCAAGTGGGACTCTTCAAGCCACAAACTGGTTAAGAGTCCAAAGATCTGCACAGGTGTCATCAACGAATACGGGCACCTGACGGATTGCTACTTCCCTCCTATCGGAAAAAACCTAGAGGATGGGCAGGCGGAGAAAAACTGGTGCTTTTACTCTGATGGGGACGAGTTAAAACTTCTTTACTCAACAGTACCTATCGTCATCAAGAGTCCAGGAAAACCGGACAAGGTAATCGACCCAAGCTGTCTTAAAGAAGTTACTGCGGGTCACCCGACTTTCAACTCCACGGCTCCTGTGAAGTTGGGCGACGAATGGCTAGTTTTTTACCATTGGAAGTACATGGTTCAAGAGCTAGACCGTAGACCCTACCTTTTGTACGCCTTAAGTGCTTACACCCTGGACGAGGACCAAACGAAGATAGTTCGCATGATGGATGAGCCGCTCTTTGTCGGCTCCACTAACGATGACCTGATTACGTGGTCGGACCCTGTTGGCAACGATATCTCTAATCAACCAGCGTGTGTCCTCCCATTCGGCTGCTTTATTGAAGACGAACAAGAGCTGGTAATGTCGCTTGGTGTTAATGATTCCTTTATGGGTATCTTCAGAACACCCGTGTTAAACGTGCTAAGTTTAATGCGGCGTGTTTAATTGAAGCCAAGGGTTGAATACGCTAGAAGGGGGCTTTCGAGCCCCCTTTTTTAATTCTTCTCTTCGCGTTCAATAACCGACCAAACAATTAGAGAAGCTTCTTCCAGCAGAGCACTCATAGTCGGTTGATCCTCGAAACTATTTACGAGCTCACGCAAGCAGCGATCCGCGCCTGCAAGCAATAAGCCACGGCGGTCCAGACCGTCAGTCAACTGACGAACAGCTTGGATATGAGAACGAAGTTCCTTCTGAAGGACAGCGATCTTGGTAGCTGCCGTCGCGTGGTCCAACATGCCCGTTAAGGTCATCTGGCGGACATTGCCTAAATCGATTTTCAGAGCGTCGATCTCGATCAATAGATCTTTACGAAGATCGGCTTTGGGGTAACGCTCCTGAATAAACGCCGTCAGATCGGATATCGAGCCGTCAAACCCAGGCTTTAAGAACCTCGCGAAAAGGAACGCCTCGATATCGCTGGTCGAGTTTTTCGCGTAGTACGTGAACGCGTCACGTTGCGACTTACTTAAAGAATCCAACCACGCTGCGACGGTGGTCGAATCACCAACTTTTGATTGGATCATGCAAAGAAGCGCGTACCAGCCAGGGCTTGGCTAGCACCATAGCGCTTCAGTGCAAGCTGACCCTTAGTTTGACCTTTGATAGTTGCGAGGTCGCTGAGGGTTTTTGCTTGCTGCAATTTCAGACCACTCTCGAGAGCCTGAGCGCCGAGTGCCAAACTACCCTCAGTTTTAGCTCGAGTGCTGAAGACATCTGCAAGAGTATCGGACTGTTTCTGAGCAACAGCGGCCCTGGTCTGCTCCTGAAGAGATTTAAGGCCTAAGTTTGTGCCCGCCAGGCTTTGAGCTAATTGATTCTCACCAGCTAAAGCTGCAGAACCGGCTTGACCGAGGAACTGAGGACCAGCTAACTCGGTGGCAGTACGTGCGTTAGCTAAGTTCTTAAGAGTATCAATACCCGCGCCAGCTGCACCCGTGGTGACAGCAGCTTGAGCCGTAGTTGCCTTCTCAGCGCGATTTAGGGCTTCTTTCAGGACGCCCAACTGAGCGTTAGCAATAGTAGAACCCTCGAGACCGAGAGCACCTCCAAGAGAACCCTGTAGCACTGCGAGCCCGTTCATGGCTGCAGTGAGAGGGTTATTCAGCTGAGCGGCCAAAGCGCCATACTGCGAGTAGTAGTCAGAAGATGAGGAGCCTCCTCCCCCGCCGCCGAATAGGCCATCTAAAAGACTACTGGCGGCGCCAGCCCCAACTCCGGTTAAAAGCGTTCCAGCAATAGCAGGAAGAACCATGATCAGTACAGAGCCTTGATCGGTGAATAAGCACGAGCAGCACTCGCACCTGCGGAAGCCATGCCCTGAAGAACATTAGGGTTAGGCATACCCAGCGTTGCACTGAGGCTCATCATGCCCACAGCAAGCTGGGTGTCGCGGTCGATCTGTTTCTGAGTGATGTTCGACCAGGCGTTAATAGTGTCGCGCTCAAGAGCTCGCTGAGTCAGCTCACGCGTCTGCTCCATCGCCGCTTGGTTAGCGGCTTTTACTTGACGCGCATAAAGATCAGCGTCAATGTCAGCTCTTCGCTGAAGTATTACCGGGTCAACCGACTGCTCGAGCAGATCTCGGAGAATATTTAAATACTGCTCTTGAGCCCCAAAGGTTCCGGTCTGAGCCTGTCCTCGTTGCTGTTGACCAGCTTGTTCTGCTTGTTGCGTGCGCTGTTGGCCCTTAGCAGCCGCCTCCTCCGCTTCCTTGGCCCTCTGCTCCTGTTCCCTGGCCAGCTTTTCGGCTTCTGTAGTAACCGGAGTTTGGGCTTGCTGCCCAGCCATTTTTTGGGCTAACCGATTAATTTCACCAGGAGCCTCAAAAGGCTTGGTCAACCTTCCAAAAATTTGAGGAAGAGCTCGAAGTGCCCGTCCTTCTGCAGTATCAAAAAATGAAGTCGACATCTTCTCTATTTCCCTGTTCCAATTGTACTAAGAGATTGTTGGAAATCAGGGCGTGCGAGATAGCTACGCAGGAATTCTTGAGCTGCTCCGCCGGTTGCCGTCGCTTGAGTCCCCGCCATCTGAGCAAGAGCGGGAATGATCTGGGCTGAGGCGTTGATTTCTGCCA